AAACAGCTTATCTCGAACTTGAGTCCAAAGAAGTAATCACATATGGGATATTGATCGATGCGTTGATAGATCTTGCTGATCAATTGAGTAAAGATGAGAATAGTACGGACGACAGACATTGAATGAGTCATAGATGTCCATTTTGTGGTTATGGCTGTCGGAGTTTTAGTGAACAACACAATCATAAATGCGAACCAGAAGCTAAGATGACGGGATTGCTTGCATGGCTTCCAAAATCTCCTGAGGAGATCAACGTTCGCGATGTAACATTCTTGGATGAGATCTACTTCTGGCCAAGACCAATCAAATGGAATAAAGAAAAGAAGAAATAATTGTTGCCGGATAGTTGAGTTGGTACAACGTCGCCCTGTTACGGCGAATATCGGTGGTTCGAGTCCATCTCCGGCAGATTCCCAGTCATCACTAATACTTACAAACCTAGACTAACGCGCCATTCATCTATGAATGATGCTTCCATTTCTTAAGAAACGAAAAACTCCACGAACTCAAGAGCCGATGCCTGATCGAATGGTCGGTCTATCTGGTGACGAAGAGCTTGAGCATAAGACTATCGAAGAGCTTATGAAGGCCGCAAAAGACGGTGACCATGGGCTATTCCGTTCATCTTTGGAAGCATTCCTATCACATCAATTTGATTGGGAGGGCGAAGATGCCGAATGAGCCAGGCGAAGTTCAAGACAAGCCAGATCAAGACGAACATGAAGGCATGATGGATCAATGTGCCCGTGAAGCAATGGCCGCAATCAATGCCAATGACCACGAAGGCTTCAGAGATTCAATGCATGTGTTGATGGCTGATTTTCTGACAAAAATGTCCCCTAAGGAGGATTAACCGTGATTCTCGATGCCAAGAAACTCTCTGCTTCTATTCGAATGAAGAAAAAGAAGATGCAGGAAGCTGATCCAGAGTTGGTCGATACCGATGCGCTCGTCGATTTTAATCCTAATGACCATATGCAAATGGATATGGAAGCCCGCATGGAGAACGCACTTGATTCTCCTCATCGTATTAATGCTGAAGACACTGCAGACGCGGAGTCAGAGCACGACGCCGAGACAATGGGCGAAACAACAGATGAGATGAAGCGCATGAGTCGTCTTAAGCGCATGCTCGACGCAATGGATCTGTAATGAATCCGAAGGATGTTGTTGAACTCATTGCTGCTCTTCGCGAGCAGGGAGTTACACATTTTAAGCATGGTGATTTGGAACTTACACTAGGTCCAGCACCTAGACCACAAGGGCCTAAGCTTGTTCCATCGACTCTTGAGAAGCCACCGATTGATTCAGACAAAGAGATTCCTGGTGTCGTTCATGAAATGCGGACTGTCTTTGCGATGAAAGACGAAGATCTCGTAGAGAGATTGTTCCCAATTCCTAAAGAGGATGAGGCTTAACTTTGGCTTATAGCAAAGAAGATATTGAAATGACCATGCGGCCTACTGAAAAGGTCGTGGAGGCATATACCAAGAAGAAGTTGCCTGAAACGTCTTACACTTGGTGGAATGCTCAAACTGAGAAAGATCTTCTCCAGCAAGTTCTTTCTACATGTGAATTCTTAAAGCGAACAAACGCAGTTCGTATTCGCCAAGCATCGATCTACACGCGCCTTGATTGCGGCAAGCCTCTTTATAACTTCATGTCGTCTAATGCGACTCTCGATTCATCCAATCAAATGCCTATCGGTCGCCCAACGGCCAACATTGTTCATGCGAACTGTGAAACTTTTGTATCTCTAATCACTCAGAACAAACCAAAGCCTACCTTCCTCACTGACAACGGTGATTACAAACAACGCATCCTTGCTAAAGAGGCTAACGCCTTCATTCAAGGGGAGATTTTCAGAACTAAAGCATATGAAAAAGCCGCCATCATGGTTAAAGATGGAACGGTTATCGGTGACGGGTTCTTAAAGATATGCCCTCGCCATGACAAAGTTCATATTGAACGAACTCTTGCGACAGAGCTTCTAGTCGATTTCCTAGATGGGTATTACGGATTCAATCGTCAGCTAATGCAGCTTAAGATGATGCCTAGGTCTGTGGCATTCGAAGAATTCCCAAAGAATCAAGATGCTGTCGCCAATGCTCAGTCTGGATCTGTAGATAGTACGCCAAAGAGTACAGAAACTATCTCCGATAACATCATCACTTGTGAAGCATGGCATTTGCCGTCTGCTCCAGATGCTAAAGACGGGCGTCACGTCATTGTATGTGATGATGGAGTGCTTCTTGATGAGCCTTGGACTAGAGCAAAGTTCCCATTCGTTAAATGGGGCTACAATCCGAACATGGTAACGACCTGGTCTCAAGGTCTAGCTGAGATCTTGATGCCGATTCAGATGGAGATCTATCGTTCTTTGATCGTTGCATCTCAAAGCTTAGAGCTCATGGCTGTGCCTCGCATCTATATCGATGAGATGGCTGAGATCATGGAAACGTCGTTCAATAACCGCATTGGTACGATCATTAAAGGTCGTGGACCTACGCCTCCGCAGATCCTTAACTGGCAAGCCAACACTCCTGAGTTCTATGAATGGATTCAATGGCTGATTAAGCTTGGCGCGGATATGTCGGGCGTTGCAGAAATGGCTTCACAAGCCAAGAAGAGTCCAGGTCTCAATAGCGGAGAGGCGATTCGTGAGGCTAATGATTTACAGTCTGCAAGGTTTGCTACACAGGAGCAGCGTTATCAGGATGTCTTCACTGAGATTGGTTATCACATTGTTGATACGGCTTCTGATATTGTTGAAAAAACAGGCAAGTATACGACAGTCTACCCGTCTAAAGACGGGACGAGAGAAGTAGACTTTAAGCAGATCAAGAAACTTAAAAATACTTACATTATACAATGCTACGAAGAGTCTGCTCTGTCTAAAGATCCAGCAGATCGACAACAGCAGCTGTCTGAAAAACTAGCAGCTGGAGAGATTTCACTTCTCGAATTCAGACGCTTATCTAACTTCCCAGACCTCGAACAATCGGACCGTTTAGCTCTAGCTTTAGAGGAACGCATCTTCTATTGCTTGGATGATATTATTGAGAATGGCGACAAGAATTGGGAAAAGATAGTTCCTGACAGATTCATGCTGGATCCAACCGACATGATGACTACTTATTGCACAAACTATATCAATCTCTATGCCCCGACGAACCTTGAGCCAGAGAAAATGCAGCTCTTAAGAGACTGGATTGTTCAAGTACAGAACATCAAAGATCAAGTGCAGCAAGAAGCACAAGATCAACAGATGCAAATGCAGGCAGCCGCTCAGGCCGCACAACAACCGCAGGGTCAACCCGCACAAGCCCAACAATCTCCTCAAAGCGCTGGTCTCCAGGTTGTTCCGCCAAATCCATCATTAGCACCGACATCACAAGTACAAGTTTAATCATAACAAGGAGTTACATATGGCTTATGAATTAGCCACGCTTGCAGAACCTAATGCTCAACCATCGAATCTATCACCCGGCATTAACCGAGAAGAGATGCAGTTAAATTCATTCTCTTCGGCAGACACTAGACTCGCTAATGCTATTGCTAAACTTCAGGGCAAACCCGTTCAAGAACTGCCAAAAAATAACGCTACAAACATTAATGAAGTGGTTACGGACGAACCTGTAACAAGCGGCGCATCGCTACCATTATCACCGCAGCTTGCAGCTCTTGCTCGTAAAGAACAAAAGCTAAGGCAAGACCAAAAGGCTCTGAAAGCTAGTGAATTAGCTATCGCAAAAGAGCGCCAAGAGTATGCCGAATTAAAGGCACTCAAGGAGAAAATCGCGGCCGGGGATTATTCCGAAGCTGAGAAGCTGATCGATTACGAGAAGTTTACTCAAGCGAAACTCGGAAGAGACCCGAAAACAGAGGAACTGGATAAAGTTCGATCAGAGATTGCAGAACTAAAAGCCGCTCAACACAAGGATGTAGAAGATCGGTTTAAGTCAGCAGTCCAGCAGCGGCGCACAGCGGTCATGGATTTAATTGCTAAGGACGACACGTTCAAAGCAATCAAAACCAAGAAAGCCGAAGAGGCAGTTGTTCAACTTATTCTCGATACTTGGGAAGAAGAAGAGATCGAGCTTTCTCCAGAGGCAGCAGCCAAGGCTGTGGAAGATGAACTCAAGGCACGCGCAAAGGAATGGGCGTCTTTGATTCAAGAAGAAGTGAAACAGGACCCAGTCGTTGAGAAGAAGGAACTTCCTCCTCTCAAACCTGGAATGAAGACGTTGACTAATAACATGGCTTCGACGGGCGAGATTAAACGCCCTCTTAAGCCGCTTCATACGATGACCGACACCGAGCGATACGCTGAGGCCCGTCGTCGTTATGAAGAAAAACTATCACAAGGAATGAGATAAAATATGTCAGTACCAGCAGCCAGTCAGTTTTCAAGTACACAAACAAACTTCGGTACGCTGAAGGAATTGTATTCAGACGATGCGTGGGTCATGAAAACCCTGATTCTGAATAATAACCCCGCACTTGCCATTATTGAGAAGGACGAGACTCCACTCGGTATCGGCGGTAAATACTTTACTGTACCTGTTCTCGCAGCAGGTGGTGGCGGTCGTTCTGCCAATTTCGGATTGGCACAAACGTCGCAATCGGCTCCGCTTACTCCTGAATTCCAAGTTACTAAGGTCAACAACTACTCGCTCTTCACTATCACTGGTGAATTCTTGCGCGCATCTGCTGAGTCTATTGGCGCGTTCATGCCCGGTATGGATACCAACGTTAAAGCTGCATTTGCAGTACTTGGTAACGATTTGGCACATGATCTTTTCGGCGATGGATCGGGAACTCGTGGTACTTATGGATTGGGAGCTGGCGCTATTAATGCCGGTGTGATCACGCTTGATAACGCTGGTACTGCAATGTTCTTCCAGCCTGGAATGATCTTAGCTTCGTGGTCTGTGAGTGGTTTGACGCCAACGCAATCAACTGCAGCTGCTCTTGGTTATGTAATCGCTGTTGATACAGGTGCAGGTACGGTTACTGTTTCTGCTACTGCAGGTGGAGCGGCTGGAACTCCGACTAACTGGTCTACTTCGTTCCCATATCTCGGTGTATACGGTGATACGAACTTCATTTCGAATGGTTTGTCATCGGCAAATATGCTCAAGATGGCAGGCTTCGGCGCATGGATTCCGCAAACAGCTCCGGGCGGATCGGATAGCTTCTTTAATGTGAATCGTTCGGTTCTCCCCTCGACTCTTGCTGGATACCGCTTCGTAGGTTCGGGCGAATCGATTCAAGATGCATTGATCGACTCGGTTAACCAATTGAATGCGCAAGCAACTCCTGCTGGTACGCCGGATTTCATCTTCATGAATCCGACATCTTATCAGTCGCTCGTGAAACAGCTGACTTCGCAAGGTGTGTATCAAATGGTTAAGGCTAAGATTAACGAGGAAGTCTCGATTAGCTTTAAGTCGCTTGTTCTCCCAACTGGTACTGGCGAGATCAACATCATTCAGGATCGTAACTGCCCGCCGCAGACTGCGTTCATCATCACAAGCAAAACGTGGAAACTTCGTTCGCTTGGTAAGTTGACTCAGTTCCTGACATGGCCGGGAGCTTATGACCAAATCGGTATTCCAGTACCGGGTCAAGATGCTGTGCAATGTCAGTTGGTTTCGTACAACAACCTGACTTGTAACGCGCCGGCAGCCAATGCGATTGTATCGCTTCCCCAGTAATAAAATCTAAGGCTCGGGCTTAAAACGCCCGGGCTTTTTAACGTTTAAAACATATATGAGGACCCATCCTCGTCTGACCAGACTAGAAGCGCTTCACAATCTGGCAGCATAACTTGAAGCGCATTAAGGGTTCTCATGGCTAATCGTCTTGGTAATAACGGCGGTCGTTTCTACGACTTTAACGTCCAACCTGTTCTCATCGATTGCAATTTCACTGTTGATGCTACAAATGGGAACGGTCTTGGCATTCGGAGTCTAAAGGGCTCTGGAGTTAAGAACGTATTCATGAATACATCTGCAGCATTCACTGCAACATATAATAACAGCGTGAACCTGACGGGTATCGCCTCTGGAACTGCAACTCTCGTTGTTGGAATGCCGGTTCAAGGATCTGGAATTCCTGTTGGTGCAAAGATTGCGTCAATCGTAAGCTCAAGTGCAATTACAATCTCAGCTGCCACAACTGGTGGAGCAACAACTGGGTCAGTTACTTATCAAGGATTAGGAGCGGGCGGATATCCGAACCCAAATCCTGCTGCTGGTTATGCTCTTATTCAGCTTAAAGAAGGGTATGTTAAATATACTGGTGGATTCTCTGGCTTTGCATCTCCTGTAACAGGATCAAACGTTGCAATCAATGGTACAGCTCTTACCGTAGGTCAGCCATACGTTATTGTTTCTACAGGTGTAGGATCAAATGGAACAGTGACGATTGCTCCAGTAGCCGATGTGTCTGGTTCTTTGGCTAGCACATGGTTTAGAATGTATGACGCTTATGGGAACACATATATTATTTGGTTCTCTGTTTCTGGCGTAGGTGCAGCTCCTGTTGGAGTTTCTGGGACACTTGTTCAACAATCAATTTCAACAAACGCTTCTGCTGCAACAATCGGCGCAGCGCTCGTTGTAACTCTCGGCGCTTTGCTTGCTGCACAGCCAGGAAATGCTTCTGCTCCTGCAGGAGTAAACAGCTATACAGCAACTGGTACTACAACTGTAACGGTAGTCAGCACTGCGGCTGCACCATTACCTGGTGGACCTGCTGATGGAACAATTGCAACTGGATTTACTTTTGCAGTTACGAAAGACCAAACAAACTCACAGAACTGGTTATCTGTTGGATTGCAACCTGGTGTTGTTCCTAACGTAGGGGCGGCATTTGTTGCAACTACGACTGGATATAGCTCTCGTGGTGGGTCAACTGGTTTGGTGAAAGTTCCTTCTGTATCAGGAATACTTTCATGCGAAGTTGTTGGTGATCCTAACCAAACACTTAGCCCTATTCCGGTGGGTGGATCGCCTAATGTTGGTGGATGGATTTTGGTCCAGTTCATCAGCGCAACATCTTCTAGTGTAACAACTCCGATTGCTACAGCTCCTGCTCAAAATGCGGTGGCCGGTATGTCGTTCAAAGTTGAATCTAAGAATGTAATTATCGCAGGAGAGTAAAATATAATGTCCATTCCTAGTGTCCCGTTAAATGCGGTGATCAATACAGGTAATGGGCAAATTGCACTTACCTGGCAACAAGTTGTTGGGGCAACGTCATATAACGTCCAGAGATCAACAACAGGAATTGTGGGGAGTTTCGCAACAGTCGGAACTCCTTCTGTTAACAATTTTCTTGATACGACCGCTCTTCAGGGAATTCAATATTGGTATCAGGTTGCATCTGTAAATTCCGGTACAACTGGAGGATTCTTATTCACAGTTTCTTCAGCTAATGCTAGCGGGTCTGCGCAATACACAAACAACGGCCAAACATTTCAAGTAAACGCGACTATTTCAACCGGTACATCTTTATCTACAACATCGACCGGTGCCCCTACGGCGTCTGGTACATTAACGAGAATCTCTGGATCAGGTGATTTCACTATTTCGTTCTCCGCTGCCGTATCGACAGGTGGACAATCTTCATTTCAAACAATGGGGACCAATGGCCAGCTGCTAACCGCTGTTCCATGTTTGCCAGGGCAGATCAATCTTGGTTATTTACGATATATGGTTCGCGTTCGCACTGAGAAATTGCTTTCTCAGTTCGTAACCGATGATCAATTGAATTTCTATATCAACCAATCAGCATTCAGACTTTATGACATGCTTGTTGGAAAGTATGGAGATGATTATTTTCTATCTCCTGGTCTCGTAATTCCGATGACAGGATTGACATCTTATCCACTCCCGAATGGATCAAACTATCTTGGATCATTGAATGCCGATGGACAGTTCTATGTTGGACAGGGATCAACACCGGCACCAGCTTGCTATAAGCTGAATGGTATTGATTTGAATGTTGGTGGGACTTTGGTTGGTCCTGCGGCTGGATGGATACCCTGTGCGAGACAGAACTGGTCTGATCGTGACAAATATACTTACGTCGGTCAGCAAGCAACTCTTTATAACGTATTTCAAATGTCATATCGTGAAATGGGAAATCAGGTTTATGTTTTCCCTGTGAATTCCAATACGACCATGCGCTGGTATTACGTTCCGATCATGACTCAGCTTCTACAAGACACAGACATGATGCCATTCTCTATTTCTGGTTGGTCTGAGCTTGTAATTGTCGATGTCTGTGTGAAAGTCTTGATTCAAGAAGAATCATTTGATGAAGCGGCTGCATTCGCGAACGAACGCCAGGCCTTAATTGATAGGATTAATGCTATTGCTCCGAATCGCGATGTTTCCTCTCCGAATACTGTCAGTAACACTAGACAGACTCAAGGAGACCCCAGCTTCAATGGCTGTGGTGGAAGCGGCAGCGGCTCGGGATTTAGTGGCGGATGGGGTTAAATGTCAGCACCACTATCTCCAAAGCTAGATTGGGCACTTGCGAACGCTTTATGGGCGGCTACGCTTAATCCAATCATTGCATCGCCACAATCTAGTTCTCAGATTCTCAAAAACATATCTCTCGTTGCTGGAACAAATATCATTCAGCATAAGCTAGGCAGACAAATGCAGGGCTGGTATTTCACGGATATCAATGCAGCGATTACTTATTACAGATCTGCTCCTATGAATTCCACAACACTTACTCTCACATGCAGCGGTCCAGCTGTTGTTAATATAGGGGTATTTTGAATGAAGAAAATAACATGGTTTATTCTAGTAAATCTCATTGCAAGTATTGCTTGCGCTGCAGTCAATACTCCGAACATGAGTTTAGTTCAGCCAACAATCGGTGTTGATTCAGGATTATTCTGGGAGCAATCGACGAATAGTAACTCGACTATTATCGATGGGCATAATCATACGCCTGGTTACGGTGTTCAGATTCCTCCAGCAGGATTAAATTTAAATTCAAACGTTACATTTCAGAATAATTCAGCAACGAATCTCAAGGCATCGATATTCACTCCTCAGGCATCGTTTGCGACTCTGTATTCAATCTATACGATTGGAAATGATCTTTATTATAATGATGGCGCTGGGAATGTAATTCAGCTCACCTCTGGCGGCGTGGTTAATGCTACTGCGTCAGGTATTTCAGATGGCAGCGGGAATTCTGCGGCTTTTGTTGGTGGTGTATTAGTCGTTAAAAATACATCTACGGCTCCAGACAATATCCAAGCTGCATCATTGTTGATGGGAAATGTCGGAACTGCATCGAGTAAATATCTGACATTGAATCCACCGGCAGCAATGGGATCAAACATTGCCGAAACGCTCCCCACTATTCCAGGATCAACTCTTCCAATGACGATGGATTCATCCGGGAATATGGGTACGGCTCAAATTGTTGCCGGACAGATTACAAGCGGAACAATAACCACAACTCAAATAAACGGATCTGCTGGGATCACGACTGGACAGATTGCGGCGGTTGGACAGCAAGTAAGCTCAAGCTGCGGATCATATTTAACTACAAGCACATCATATGCAAATGTCACGAATCTAAGCGTAACGATAACTACAACCGGCAAGCCAGTTGAGCTATCATTAATCCCAGATGGGACGAGCTCTGGATCAAGTCTTGGTTCAAACGTGACTATGACGCTTGAATTTTTCAATAGCACTTCGAGTGCGATTGTCGGCGTATATACACTTCCTACAAACCAATCAATCATAGTCCCGCCTCCTCCGGTGAAAGACGTACCGGCGGCCGGGACATATACTTACGTCGTTAGGGTTATTTTGGGATCTTCGGGTGTTGGCGGCGTTACCAATCTTAAACTATTTGCCTATGAGATTAAATAGTGGCGAAAAGCAATGTTCCAATAAATTTTAGCCAAGGATTGAATACTAAGGTAGATCCGTGGCAAACGCCTATAGGTCAGTTCGAACTTTTGCAAAATAGTATTTTCTCCAAGGGAGGGATGTTACAGAAGCGTAATGGATATGGTCTAATTACGATCAACACTCCGCCAAGCACATATCTTACGACGTTAAATGGAAATCTCACGTCTATTGGATCAACAGTAAATGCATATTCGTCGAGTCTTAATTCATGGATCACTAAGGGAACACTTCAACCATGTTCTTTAAGTGTGTTACCGTTGATAAGAAACAATTTGAATCAAACGCAGACAGACTCCGCAGTAGCAAGCGGAATGGTCTGCACGACATTCACTGAAACGAATACGACGACGGCGGCGGTCGTAACCCAATATCTTTTCGCTGTTGCTGATGTCGTGACGGGCCAAAATATTGTTGAGCCTACGGCAATTCCAGTAATTACGAATGGAGTTATTACTGGATCGTCTAGAGTTTTCGTGGTTGGTAATTATTTTGTAATTGTAAGTCAGGTCCAGGTTTCTGGATCAAGCTCTTATCTTCAATATGCATCTATCCCAATCGCCAATCCTGTAAACACAACGACGAACGCAGCAAATGTATCAGCAGCTCAAAATGTCACAGCGGAAGTATATGTTCCGGAATCTTCAAATCCTGGATGGGATGGGATTGTAGCGAACAACACTCTTGTTGTAGCCTATAATTCAACTACTACAGCGGTTGGCGTACATGTCGCGTCTCTTACGAATGCTCAGATCGCAAGTAATCTTGCAAGTACCGTCATCCATCAATTTAACAATGCGGCATACATTGGTGCGATTGTATCTGTTTGCGTTGATACGACTAATTCCACTAATCCTGTTTTTTATATAAGCTTTTGGAACAACTCGACAACAAATGGATATACCGCAGCGGTTACGATTGCATTCGGAACTATTACGCAGCAGTTCGCTCCTCAACAGATCATCACAAGTGTGGCTGTCGCGAATCTGGCGTCGGCCGCTCAAAACGGAATATCTACAATATTCTGGGAGACGACAAACTCCACTGGTAACTTCATCTCTAATATTACCGTAACTTCCGCAGGAGTCGTTGGAACTGCGTCGGTATCAGTTCGAAGTGTTGGTCTTGCATCGAAAGCATTTATTGTTAATGGAGTGATTTATTATCTATCGGCATTCTCGACATTATTCCAGCCGACATATTTCTTAATCAATGGATCAACCAGTACAAGTGCGAATCCTATTGTTGTTGCCAAACTCGCATATCAGAATGGCGGCGGATACCTGGCTCTTGGATTGCCAAACGTATCTATTACCGATGGAATCGCTCAAATCTCATACCTCTATAAGGATGACGTTGAGGCCTTAAATACATTGAGCAATCCTCAACTCACGACAGCTGGAGGAATTTATAGTCAAACGGGAATCAATCTCGTTTCATTTGACGTTGAGACCACAGCTATAAGCACGGCGGAAATTGCAAACAATCTTCATATCTCTGGCGGGTTTTTATCCATGTATGATGGATATCTTCCTGTCGAGCATAATTTCTTTGTCTTTCCGGAAACGATTAGTGCAATTTACACAGAAGACTCAACCGTTACTCCGACCGGTACGACAACGAATGGTTCGTTTGTTATTACCGCTGTTTCAAGCGTGTCTGGTGTCGCACCTGGTATGACAATTTCAGGAGCGGGAATACCGGCAAATGCAATTGTCGTATTAGTTGGAACAAGCGCGATCACAATGAATGTTGCTGCGACCGCGAATCATTCATCTGAAACGATAACAATACTTGGTAATATTCAAGCGGCCCCAACGGACGAAACTGCTGGTCTTGGCGCATATTATTATATCGCTACCTATGAATGGACTGACAATCAAGGCTTAGCTTATCGATCCGCTCCTAGTATTCCTATAACTTATACTTCTGCAGGATCTGCTGCTAAGGGATCTGTTGCGATCACAGTTCCAACATTGAGATTGACCGCGAAGATTGCAAACAAGGTTAAAATCGTAATTTATCGATGGAGTAGTTTCACTGAAGTTTATAATCAGGTAACGACAATTGCCGCTCCTGTGTTGAATGATACAACCATTGATACGGTTACTTTTGTCGATGTCTATCCAGATACTTCGATTGAGGGAAACAATATCCTCTATACGACCGGTGGCGTGGTTCCGGATTACAATTCTCCGGCTACATCGGTCATGACTCTATTCGATACAAGATTATGGTCAATCATCGCAGAAGATCCAAATACTCTTGGCGTAAGCAAACAAGTCATTGAGGCAACACCAGTTGAGATGTCTGCTATGTTTACTATCTACGTTGCACCGAACATTGGGACTACTGGATCAACTGGACCAATGCGGGCGCTTGCTCCGATGGATGATAAACTTATCATCTTTAAGAAAAATGCTATTTACTACATCAATGGGGTTGGCCCCAATAACCTGGGGACTACTTCTGTTGGATGTAGCTTAGGAAATTACTCTCAACCTATTTTCATTACCTCAGTCGTTGGCTGTGATAATCAAAACAGCATTGTCCTTACAGATAAGGGGCTCATGTTCCAATCTGATAAGGGTATTTGGCTTCTTGATCGACAGCTTCAGACTTCATATATCGGTGCTCCAGTAGAAGATTTCAATTCATCTGTGGTTACTAGTTCAAACGTAATACCGGAAACCAATTATGTTGTTTTCACTTTGGATAGTGGTCAGTCTCTTATGTATGATTATTATTATGGGCAATGGGGGACGTTCGTAGGGTTCTCATCCGTGTCGAGCTGTATTTACAATGGCTTGCACACTATTCTTGATAAATATGGACGTATTTTGCAAGAAACGCCTGGCCAATATTTGGATGGAAGTAATCCAGTATTGATGGCGTTTAATACGGCATGGATTAATCTCGCAGGCGTTCAAGGATTCGAGAGATTCTATTGGTTCTATCTTTTGGGAAGATATCTCTCGCCTCATTTCATTGAATGTGGAATTGCGTACAATTACAATGATAGTTTAGTGCAAAGTTCTCAAATTGATCCGATCAATTTCGCATCATCTGTTTCTTCTCCATATGGGGACCAGTCGGCACCTTATGGATCGCCTATTGATTTAGAGCAATGGCTCGTTCATGCTCAATATCAGAAATGCCAATCGTTTCAGATTCAAATTAGAGAGGTATTTAATCCAGCATTTGGCACCGTTGCTGGTCCTGGATTTACTTTGTCAGGACTCAATCTCGTTGCACTTATGAAGCGTGGAAGTCGTCCGATTTCTCAGGCTACTACTACAGGATAAGGATAAAAATATGAGCTGGACCGTTGATAAGAAATTAGCGTTCGTTCACAAAATGACAAAAGAGGCTTTGTCCAGCATCCCACATTATGATGCTGGTGGACCAGTCAGTGGTCCGACAACTCTTAACACAAATGGTGTAAATACAAATCAGTCCGGGCCGTCGTCTATTACTTCTCCGGTCACCAATACATATGAGAATTTGGGATATGGAGCAATCCCGGGCGTTACGAGTGCACTTAATGGAATTAGTAATGCATTCACTAATAACTTTCAAGGACAGGCCGCTCCGATTCAGCAAGGAACGAATGCTGGACAGTTAAATGCAGCTTATTCAGGAGCTCAGACTGGATTAAATAATCAAGCTGGTCTTGTTTCTCAAACACAACCAGGTGTTGCGCAAGGACTTGGTGCTCAAGGGGTATTATCAGGTCAGCTCGCAGCGCAGGCCTCAGGCCAAGGACCGAATCCTGCACAAGCAGCGTTGAATCAATCAACGGGACAGAATATAGCGCAACAAGCGGCATTAGCAGCGGGGCAGAGGGGCGCTGGAGCTAATGCTGGCTTGATCGCATCACAGAACGCACAACAGGGTGCCGCAACTCAACAGCAAGCCGTAGGACAATCAGCTACGCTTCAAGCACAACAGCAGTTGGCGGCTCAACAAGAACAAGCAGCTCTTGCCGCCCAGCAGGTTGGCCAGGGCGCGACGGCAGTTCAGAATCAGAATCAACAGCAACAAAATGAACAGAATATCCTTCAAGGCGCTAATACTTCTGCAAACAATGCGGCTGTGTCTCAGCAGTCTAATATTAATAACGTGAATTCACAGACTGCGGCTTCAAATCAAAATGAAGCAAACACAGTATTTGGTGGGATAACAGCCGGCATCTCATCTCTTTTCGCAGATGGCGGATATGTTTCTGATACACCGGCGTTTCAGCCTACAGCAAGCGATGTATCTAGTGGTCCATCAGTTCCGGCAACGTCTACTCTTCCAGTTTCGTCATCTGGTTCTTCTGGCGGATCTGGTGGTGGTGGCGCTGGAGCAGGTGCCTTGTTGGCTGCTCTTGCCAATGGTGGACAAGTTGGCCCACAGAGTGCTGTTGGACAATACTTAAATCAAGGCAGATCACAACAGATGCCCATGGCTGCACAGCCAATGCAAATGAATCCAGTACCCGCAATGGCAAATGGTGGAAAAGCGATGAGAATGCTTCCGCCAATGCATGGGAAAAATGAAATGCTCAAGGCTAAAGGCGGGAAAGTAAAGGCTGACGGCAAAGGACAAGACGCCAAAGTAAATCATGATAGCTACGCTAATGATAAGGTCCCTGCGCTTCTTTCTCAGGGCGAAGTCGTTATGGATAAAGATACGTTGAATGATCCGGGTCAAATTGGTCAAATGGCTAGAGCTGTTGCTCAACACATTCAGCAGAGAAACCAATCAAAAGGAAAACGTCGTGTTTAAGAATTTGGACGGATTCAAAAAAATTCACGAAGATAAAGATAAGACCGTCATGCAGCATAATAAGGGCCATAGAATCACGATAGCAAATCGTGCTTTACCGGCACTTCAAAGAAAACAGCTTCAATCGCTTCCATTGCATGAATGCAGTGGTGGTGCGATCAAAATGGCAGGCGGCGGTAAGATTGGGCATTACTATGACGGAGGGAAAACAGTTCCGCTGGTCGATTATGGCCAAAACTCTACGCCGGCAGATGTTCAAGACTATACTCCGGTCGCTCAAGGAACAGGAGTTGGTGATCAATTCAATCGTATTGCTGCCAATAACCTTCCGACAACCCCGGTACCGGCTGCGGGGCCAGCAAATGAATCTGAAGCAATTTCTGATGAGTTAGGTGTTGGAAAGAAATCTCAAGAAAAACAACCCCCGGCGCCCGTGGCCGATGAAGACGATGACACACAAGACGATACAGACAAACCACCAGTACCAGCGCCCGTGGCTGCGCCGCCCGCAGGACAACCAGGGCAACAGTCTTTCAATCCTAATGACATTATTGGTTTAGAATCTGCCGGAATTAAAGGACAAGCGAATGCTGAGTCTCAACTTGCACAAGCACAATTAGCTACTGAACAAAACTATCAAAAGCAGATGGCAGATGAGAATGTTAAATGGCAAGCCCAGCAACAGCAGATGTTCGGTCAGATTGGATCGTCTCTTCAAGACGTAAAGAATGGTCATATAAATCCAAATCAATATATGGAGAACATGAGCTCTGGCCAGAAGGTATCTACTGCCATTGGTCTGTTTCTTGGTGGATTATCTAGCGCATTTACACATCAAGGAAATCCAGCGATGGATATGCTGAATAAACAGATAGACAGAGATATCGATGCTCAAAAAACCGGTCTAAATAACAAGATGAATATCTATCATGCTTATCTTGATCAATATCACAATGCTGCCGCTGCAGAAAACATGACTCGCGCAACTCAGCTAGGTATTTATGGATCACAGTTAAGGGAAGCCGCCGCAAAGAGTGGAGATCCATTAGCACAAGCTAGAGCAAAAATTGGATTGGCTCAAATTCAACAGCAAATGTATCCACTGATTCAAAATGCTCAGCTCAATGCAAATGCCGCTAAATTTAATGGGACTTCCCCGCAAAATGGATCAGAGCCTGAATTCCAATCATTGCTTAGCAACTCTCAGAGAGCTGGCTCTCCTCTATATAAAGATCTACAAGAAAAATACATTCCTGGAGTTGGAGTAACCAAAATTCCAGTTCAAAAAGAAGATATATCGGAGTTGTCTACATATAAGAATCTCAATGACCTCGCAAAGCAAGCTCAAGACTTTGCTCAAACTACTGGGCGAACTCTTCCGGGAACAAATGCAAATCAAAAGGCAAATGATATTGCCAATCAATTACGTCTTCAGATTGGACAACTGGTAAACCTCAAGCGTATCAATGAATATGAAGCTAAGAAATACGATGATCTCGTTAGATCTCCAGGAGCATGGAATCAAGGATCAGCAATTCAGTCGTTCAAAGATTTGAGATCGGATATTGCTGGAAAAACTCAAAGTCTTGGTCAGAAACTTGGCATCACGCCGTTCAGGAGATAAATGGCAGATTTTGATGCTAATGAATTTCTAAATAATGAACCGGCGAGCGGAGCAACTCCTTCTCAGCCCGCAGCAAAACCAGCCGCGCAGCCCTCGTCCGCATTTAATGCGAATGATTTTCTAGGAAATGAGCCTGGAGTTGGAGATGCCGGAGTTGATCAGCGCCTTGCTCAATATGATAACTTACAGGCTAAATACGGAACTCCTGGGCAACAAGCAATTGCTGGTCTCGAAGGCTTAGCTCAAGGTGTTGTTGGATCTATTGCTCCGGCCGCCGAAGTTGCTACTGGTCTTACGACTCCAGAAGCCATTCGCGGAAGAGAAGAAGCCAATTCTTTAACTCACGGAATAACTAAAGCTACTGGCTTTGGTGGATCATTGCTTGCTGGCGCTGGTGTTGGACGCGCTGTTGGTGCTGTTGGTGAGGGCGCAGCGGCCCTGGCTGGCTTGGGCGATGTCGCAAAGGCTACCGAAGCGGCTTCTCAAGCTGAAAAATTAGGCGCTCCGGCTATCGCGGCGGCATTTAGACCAACTATACAGGCGCGTCTTGCTGCCACTGGAATCAAGACAGGCGCCGAGATGGCAGCACTTCAGGCAGATGATGAAGTGTCGAAAATGATTACTCAATCAGATCCAAATCAATCATTAGGGTCTGCTGCAATTAACATTGGTCTCTCTGGAATTATGGGCATTGGCGGTGGCGCTGCGCTCGGAGTGGTGAGCCCTCTATGGTCCACGGCTAAGAATATGATTGGCGCCGAGAAGGTAGCTAATGACTTCATGGGTGAGACAAAATTCTTACGAGAAAATCCAAATCTAGCCGAAGGCGCGGCAAGCGAAGTAACGACCAGAATGGCAGAGGCAGATCAAATATTAAATGGCGGGCTTAAGGGTAAAGCGATTGCAGCAACACTTCCTGATGCTACACCAGAGAATCTCGGTAAGATTGACGCCCATTTGAGCGATATTGCTCAACAGGGACAAAAGAGGATTCAGGAGGCATCTGAGAATGCATATTTAAAAGGGGCTGTTCCTAAGCTCCAACAAGATCTGAATGATTATCTTGAAGTAGTAACGAATCCACAGGCGTCTATTGCTGACAAGTGGGATGCGCTTGATGATTACAAACGCGCAAGCCAGGGTCATGCGAATTACAATATATTGACTGGCGGAGCTGAAGATAAGGCTCTCTCAAAATGGATTAAACCATTCAATGCATCTCTTAGAGAAGCCGCTGAAAATACCGATGTCTGGGGTCAGGCTGGTGATGTTCAAAAAACTGTGAACAAAGCCACTTCCGCTTTGTATGATGCCCAAAGCGATTTCATTGCAAAAGCTACCGATAAAGAGCTTGGCGAGAGAGTCGCTAGTCCGACAAAACTTCAAACTCTTATCAATACTTCCGAATCAGGCAAGGTTGGAGTTAGACAGAATGCCGTTAAGAATTATTTAAAGGCGACACAAGATGCTGCCGATGCTATTAATGCCGTTCATATCAATAACGGCTTAGAAGCTCCGTTAGAATCAAAGTTAAATTCAACACCTGTTCTTAGCCATGTTTTAGATACGCCGATAACTGCTGGCAGAAGCCTTGCTCAATGGGCGCAGCGCAAAGGAACGCAGGCTCTCGCTCATTCTGTCGGAGAGGCGGCGGCTGGTGTTACTGGCGGTGGTTTTGGTTCAATTATTGGTCATCCTCTTCTTGGCGCGTGGGCTGGAGAGAAACTTTTAACTCCAGTTTTCTCAGCACTTGCTAAGCCGTTTGCGGAGAACGCCATCAATAGTCAGGCTATGAAATCCAGTATTGATTTCGCTGCGAATTCGGCTAAGGGAGCAACTATTTTAAATAAGGCAGCTGGGGCATTTTTCAAATCTGGTGAGATTGTTCCACAAAATCTTTTGCCAGATGAAAAATCAAGACAGAGGGTAAAATCACAAATTGCCGCGATCAGTGGAGATTCTCAGTTTGCTAAGAATGTTGGTGGAAATATTGGTCACTATTTACCAGATCACGCGGTTGGCGCAGGAATGATTGCAGCGAATGCGGTCAACTATTTGAATACATTAAAGCCAAAGCAAACAATGAATAATCCATTAGACAGAGAACCTGCAATCAGTCGCGTTCAAGATCAGAAATACAATAGAGCGATTGATGTAGCTGAGCAGCCGCTGCTGGTTTTGCATCATGCTCAAAAAGGATCTCTCCAGGCTCAAGATGTTCAAACGCTAAACACATTATATCCATCTTTAAGAAAAGAGATGGTTTCTAGAATAACCGAAAGTATGACGAATCATGTAAGCGCTGGTAATGCGGTCCCATATCACCAAAGACAATCACTCAGCATGCTTTTAGGATCTCCACTTGATTCAACTCTAGCACTGCCAATAACTCAGGCAGTGATGAAGGCAAATGGTTCTCAGCAGACATCTCAAGCGCAAGCACAGCCACAAGGGCAACATAAAGCATCTGGAAAAGAACTAGACCAGATCAATAAAGTGAATCAAATTTACAACACTCCGATTGAACAAAGGCTTCAGAATAAAAAAGCTTAACGCTGTAAACATTAATGTAAGAACCTGCGGATTAGCACCGCTAACTCTTTTTTAGAGGGGATGATATGTCCGGGAAAAACCAATATCCTTTAACGCTTAATTGGCAGTCGACAGACCCACGGACGGGATTCCTACCTACAAATCCAAATACTGTGAATGGAAGCAAGCCGTCTGGTATGGTTGGTGGCGTGATGACATCGACAAATGTCATCTATTCTCAGATCTTTGAATTATCTAGAATGGATAATATCGGCTTAGAGATTGCTTGGAGTGGAACGCCAACAGGCACCTTGTTGGTCTATGTTTCAAATTCTGGAATAAATTGGCCAAGTCTAGTTTTTAACCCTGCGTATGCTCAACCATCTGGTAGTGCTGGAGTTGAGGGATTAAATATCAATCAATACCCATTCAAATGGATGATGCTTCAATATACTAATGCATCTGGATCTGGTGTTTTGACTGCTTATGGACAAAACAAGGACCTCAATTAATGGCAACCGACTATCATGTATTTACATGGCCAGGATCAGGTGGGGGCGGCGGAAGCTCTGGGTCTCAATCTGCTGCAATAGCTGGAAGTTCATCTTCTGCGTCTGTTGTATTCACAATTCCATTTGGAAGCACTAACTATGTTCCCCTATGGTCCATCACAAATACTGTTGATGCGGCTCCAATATTTTTAGACGGATATATTTCTGCGAAATCATCTGCTGGATTTACGGTTACTTTTAATGCTCCGACTGATTCGTCTAACTACATCTTCAACTACGCGGTGTTCGCCTATGTTTAAATATATTATTCCATTGCTTTTATTATGCTCAATTTCTGAAGCTCAGACGTTCACAAAGGGGAATAACCTTTATGAAGTACCTGTATCGATAGCTACGGCGGCGAGCACAACTACGCTTACCTGTCTATCTGATAAGAACGAGCAATTCACTGGGTCCACAACTCAGTCGGTTGTTTTGCCTGCGGCAACAGCTTCTGGATGTTTGGTTGGCAGAACATTTTATATTTCAAATCGTTCAACTGGGACTATCACGATAAAATATAATGATTCGTCGACAGCTCTAACATTGCTCGGCGGAAATCAGGCTTATTTCATTCTAGAGGCTAATGGCACGAGTAATGGAACATGGGATATTGGAGGCACACAGGCTCCTCTCGCAATGGGGACAGTTGGTTCATCTCCGAATGCAAATGCGGGAGTTATTTCTGCTGGTGTTCTGACTCTAGAGCCAGCAGATGCGACTCATCCTGGAGTTTTCACCGCCATTGCTCAGGCTCTCGGTGGGAATAAGACCCTTACTGGGAATCTCAACATCACTCCTACCGGAACGACGGATGTTATTCTGACTCTGAATCAAATGACGAGTGGTACGGGAAATGCTTTTGAATATTATGATCAATTCGGCGCTCGTCAGGCTTATCTGACGGCGGCTGGATCGTTTTACACCAATGCGTATGTACAGCCCGGTGGCCTTCGCATGAATGGATTGACTTATCCAAATACTATCTATAATAGCGGTAATCCTATTTCGATTACTACGACAGCTGGAAATGGTATTGCGATTGATACATCAGGTAATACTGTAACAACCGGCACCGCTACTGTCGGCACTTCAATTATTCTTGCTGGCTCATCTTCTGGAACGGTTGGTTTTTCAGCTCCAGCCGCCGCAGGCTCAACTCTCTACACGCTGCCTGCCGCAGATGGCAGTGCCAATCAATGTCTCGCTACGAATGCTTCTCATGTCCTTTCATGGATCACACCTGCTGGTACTGGAATCACCGCATTGACTGGTGGAGTAACTGCTTCAGGATCTGGGAGCGTAACGGCTACAGTTGTGACCAATGCCAATCTTACCGGACCAATTACTTCGGTTGGCAACGCGACTTCTATCGCATCTCAAACTGGAACTGGTACAACTTTTGTCATGAATACCGCTCCGACGATGACCAACCCTGTCGTCGGCACGCAATTATCAAGCGACAACAGCACAAAGGCCGCATCGACAGCTTATGTGCAAACAGCTCTCGCACAATTAAATCCTGCCGCTGCCGTCGTTGCTGCATCGACGGCTAACGTCGCGGGAACCTATACGAATGCCGTGAGTGGTGTTTGTATAGGGGATACGTTCACAACTACGGCCACTACTGCATTTGCTCTTGATGGGCAAAGTCCCGCAGTTGGAGCTCGCGTATTATTGAAGAATCAAACCTCTACTTTTCAAGATGGCATTTGGGTTTTAACAACCCAGGCTGTTGGAAGTGTATCCGGTGCAATTCTAACGAGAGCCTTAGATTTCGACTCCTCGGCAGATATTAATGCTGGGTCTATTGTTCCGGTTGTAAGTGGAACCGTGAATGCCGGATCATCATGGTATCAAACGGCAACAGTTACAACATGCAATACCGACGCGCAGACATGGATTCAGTTTCAGGCAGCGTCATCTTCGTATTTACTCGCGGCAAATAACCTGTCTGATGTCGCGACAAAAGCAACTGCCTTCAACAATATTTCACCAATGACGACTGGTGGAGATATTATCTATGGCGGAGCAAGTGGCGCAGGAGCTCGTTTGGCGAACGGATCTTCTGGGCAGGTTCTGACGTCGGCTGGCGGAACAAGCGCTCCGACATGGTCGTCTGCTCCCGCTCCTGTTGGTGTTGTAGCAAGAAATTATCTCATCAATGGTGGATTCGATCTTTGGCAGCGTGGGACATCGTTCACTGCCAGCGGCGCAACATCGGTCCAGGGGCAAACAGCAGATCGATGGGTGTCTTCTGGTGTTGGCGCCACATCTGTCGTTACTACGACTCAAACAGCAGGTGTTGTTGCTGGATCTCGTTTTGGAGCCCAAGTTAAAATTACAACAGCTCCAGGATCTTTTGGAAGCTTCGGTCCATTCTTCGCGCAATTTGCCGAGAATATTGTCTCAATCCAAAGTCTGTATAACACGCCAATTTCAGGTTCTGCATATGTAAAGGCGTTAGGAAATACTAATCAGGTTTCAATTTCAGCGGCGTATAATACGAGTTTATCAAGCAGTCTCGCAAACGCATCTGCGATTTCACTTATAACCTGCGCAGTCAATACTTCAACGTTCACTCTCTGTAGCTTCACTAACCAAACGACAAGCACGAGCCCTACTACTTCTGGAGTAGTAGGTCTAGAAATTGTCGGATCGGGAGCTAGCTCCGGTCACGTTACAGACCTAAACAATGGGTTCATCGTCGAACAAGCAATGCTTAATACGGGGACGACTGCTGCGACTTTTGTGAGAGCCGGTGCGAACTTCGAAGACGAGGTTCATATGGCGCAACGATTCTACGAGAAGACTTTTGATCTAACTGTAAATCCAGGGACATCAACAGATAACGGAGCAATTACATTCACTGTAAACGGCCTAACAAGTACCTCTGGTCGGACCGAAGAGAATACATGGGATTACAAGGTAACAAAACTTCAAAACGGAACAGTTACGACATATGACGGAGCCGG